TATATAAACCTTTTTGGCTAATACTTTTAGTAGCTCGGGATCAGTTTCTTGGAACTGTCCAATGTATGCACTCAAGTTTGGACTAACATATTTTTCTTGGAATTTGATTTTGCCCATGGTTGAAAACTTGTGCAAATATCGCAATGCTCTATACTTGCCCAAACTACGGCATAGATCTATAGCAATGCTAAACGCATACGCATCTACTTCGTCGGGGTCTCGTAAGTATTCTTTGTAGTCGTCTGCTGGATCTACATGAGTTACTGATTCTCTATGATTGCGTCTACGGCTCTGGCGTTGATGTTTGTGTTCGTGTACAACTGCGTCATACACTTGAATAAGGAACTCAGTAACTTGTTTCTTATCCCATACAACGGTTTTGTCAAAGTTGTTATGTACTACAACTTCAATTGATACATCAAAGTTTTTATCGTCTTCAGCATCATAATATGCGTCAACATAAAACTCTTCGTTGGCTAGCTTTTTACTTCTTGCGCTACGAATTTTTAAATCAATGTAGTTCTTTTTAAATTGTCGTCTTAGTTTAACTAGTAATTCAGGAAATGTTATGCCGAGTTTGCTGTCAGATCTTACTGTGTTGCAAACCTCACATACTTTTTCCATTACTGAGTTCATAATCTAAATACAATTCTTCCTTTAGAAAGATCATAAGGACTAACTTCGATCTTTACATTGTCGCCTAAGATTACCCTAATCTTATGCTGTTTTAGTTTACCACCCATGTAACACAAAATAGGATTAGTAGCTTGTTCTATCTTAACCCTAAACATGTTGCCTGGTAATACTTCTTCTACTTTGCCCGTTAATTCTAAAATATCGTCTTTAGCCATTATACCTTAGTAACGATAATCTTACCGTCTTCTACCTTAATATCCAAAGTGTCACCCTCTTTCCAACCAGTAAGTGCTAATACTTCATCGGGAAATTTCATCATAACATTCTCAGAGTCTCCATCGATCTCTTGGAATATTTCTTCTGCTGTAAAAATGTAAGTTTCTTTATTTTCCATAATAATACTTATACAAAGTCGTCGTTGTATGGTACAGGAAACCAACCTAGCTTGTCAAGGTCGTTGAGTATTTCTTCTGTAACTTCACCTTCAGACACATAATTGTGTTTGGCGAAATAGTCGTCATCGTCATTAGGATCATAGCTCATACCGCCCTTAATTCCAGAGCAGTAGTAATCCATATAGTCTTCACCCTTGTTTCTAAGGTCTGCTACAATACCGCCGGAACTGCGCCAACTAGCTGACCAATATTCTTCTTTAAGGATGGGCCAAACATTAGTAGGATCACGCTTACACCATTGCATATTACACCATGCACAATATAAGTTCTGTGCATAGTAACGATCCTCTTGGCGCAACTTGGCCATAATTTCAGGCGAGTTGCGAATGTCCTCAACTAAATCGGGAGAAGCCATTAATGAAAATTTCCTTGAAAGCAATGTCTAACTTCGTGACCAATTTGGTGCATAGTAGTATATTTTTTACTTTCTTGTTGGCAACGAGTTGAAGCGTCTTCTACAATTTCCCACTTTACTGTAGTCTTTGTAGTTTGCAAACCTTCGATCCAAAATGACTCTGTTGGGTCGTCTTTAAAACCAGCAAAGCTCGAAACACTTGCCATTAGTAGTACAACGCTAACAATCGCCTTTTTCATATATGCCTTTCATGTGCCTATTAAAATGGTGCAGTCGGTAGGATTCGAACCTACAAAGTCGCTCTAAGAGCAAGACCCAATCCCTCCGCAGTCCGAAGACTTTGGAGGAGGTTTACCAGTTACACTCACGACTGCCCTTTAATTATATAGTCACTTTGGGTTAAAGTCAAGTTATTTTGGACCCATAAGAGCATCCTGTTAAATACACACAATGCAATTTAACCAAATTCCTTTCGAAAAAGTTGTTCGTTTTGGACAGCGTACAATGTTAGACCGCCCATTGTTTTCAGTTAGCTGGATACTTGGGCGGTTCTGTAATTACAAGTGTTCTTACTGCTGGCCTTACGCTAGGAGTGACGAACTTGATCATCAGTCGCTGGAAGTTTACACTAGTACAATAAACGAAATCAAGAGGCAAGCTAACCAAAATGGATTTAATCAATTCCATTGGAGCTTCAGCGGAGGTGAACCAACTGCTTACAAAAATTTGTTAGACTTAGTTAAACATATCCAAAGTGATATGGTTCCTAGTTACCAAAGCATACACATGACTACTAATTTAAGTCCAGGTAGCAAGTGGTGGAAGAATTGGTGTGCAAATACTGAACTATTACAACGCAGAAGTTTAACAGCGTCCTTCCATGACGAGTTTGCTAAAGAACAAGACTTTGGCGACAAAATTTTAATGCTAATGGAAGAAGGTGTGTTTGTTACAGTTAATCAAGTAATGGTTCCTGAAAAGTTTAACGAACTATACGAAAGGTTGCAACGCTTTGCTAGTCGCGGGATTAATGTAACTCTTAAACCACAAAGCAATGAAACAGCTAGTGCAGTTGTAGATGGATATACTCCTGAGATGATTAACTTAATGCGTGAAGGATTCCCACAACAAGCCAACGGCGAAGAACTGTACCAGATAAGTTTGTATGAAGAAAACGGTACAGAGCACTTGTTAGATCAAGCAGAACGATTTAATGCGTTTGGATTTAATAAGTTCCGAGGTTGGACTTGCAATTCGGGATATCAGAGTGTTATAATAAGAGGCACAGAAGTTAAGCGAGCTTATAGTTGCCATGAAGCACCTTTAGGCACACTTGAGCATTTCGAATTATTTAAGGAACCGCAACGCTGTATTACGCCTAGTTGTGTAAGTAGTGCAGATAGCAAAATACCAAAATGCAAATAAATTTAGATCATTTCCATTATTGGATGCAGGCTGTACGACAAAGCCCGGACCCTATGCGAACATTAGATTGCTTCTGGCAAGGCCAAATGAAAAGCAAAGATTGGTTGTGTAAAGAATTACGCAAACAAGTTAAAAAATTTGTAACGATAGATATCCATGGCGGTTGGAACGGTGTACTAGCAAGTATGTTATTCCAGAGCGATGTGCCAGTGACTAATATTCGTAGCATTGATATTGATCCTAGTTGTGAGCCAATTGCTAACATGATGAATAAAGGCGAAGAGATGGTAGGCAAGTTCCGTGCTGTTACCGCAGACATGTGTACAGTTCGCAGTGATGCAGATGTTATTATTAATACTAGCTGTGAACACATTACACAGGATCAATATGACTTGTGGTTAAGCGGAATGCCTGCGAACAGTTTAATGGTACTACAAAGTAACAACTATGAAATCTCAGAGCACATTCGCATAGCTCATAGCCTGGATGAATTTAAAGAACAAAGCCATCTTAAAGTTTTGTATGCAGGTGAATTGCAAACACAATTATACACTAGGTACATGTTAATAGGACATCCAAATGTACCCTAAAGAAATTACTGCTGTACACATTGAATTAACAGACAAGTGCCAAGCCGCTTGTCCTATGTGTGCCCGCAATCATAGCGGAGGTAGTGAGCGTCCTTTTATTAAAAATACAGAAATTACCTTTGACAATTTTAAAAAGTGGTTTCCTGTTTCCTTTCTATCTCAGCTAAACAATTTTTACAGTTGCGGCAACTACGGTGATCCTGTATTTGCTAATGACTGCTTTGAAATATATGAGCATGTTCGCAATGCTAGTCCTGATGCTAGATTAGCAATACACACTAACGGCAGTTTGCGTAAAACAGATTGGTGGAAGGATCTTGCTACAGTAATGGGCAAGAACGGGGAAGTTATATTTGCGGTCGATGGATTTAAAGGTAAGCACGAACTGTACAGACGCAATACAGACTTTGACAAAATTATTGAAAACATCAAAGCCTTTGTTAGTGCAGGTGGTGTTGCTAGAGTAGACAGTTTAGTGTTTAAGCATAACGAACACGAAGTAGATGAACTAGAAAAGTTTTTACTAGACATTGGCGTACATAGTGTAAACTTTAAAAGCACTAAACGCTTTTATAACATGACAGCGTTTCCTGTGTTTGATAGAAGGGACGAATATGCTTACGACTTGTATCCTGCTGAAACAGATAGGTTCAAACAAGAAGTAAAGATTCCGTTAGAAAACTTTTTAAATAAAAAATTTACAGAAAAGGTTGTAGAACAATCTGTAATTAAGCCACAATGTGTAATTAAAAAAGAATTGTATGTTGATCCACACGGCAATGTATTACCGTGCTGTTACATAGGCAGTGATTACTTAGAACAACCGTTAGAAGAAAAGATGGTGTTACATACACTACGCAATTTAACAGTAAACAACTCTAAAGCAATGATGGATGCTATTGGCGTACCTAATTTGCACAATGCTGATATTGTACAGATACTATCACAGGAAGGGTTGTGGAAAGATCTAGAAAGTTACTGGCAAGGTAAAAACAAGTGTATGACTTGTGTTAAATCTTGTTCGGGTCAATTGTACGATCTCTAAACTTTAATAAACCTAGACTTTCAAAAAGTTTAGCGTACCAATAAGCCATATCAAACTCATACCAACGGTTACGCAAGTTTGCTGACCTCGGATCTACATGATGATTGCTGTGTAGTTCTTCTCCACACAAATAAATACCAACAGGAATTAAGTTTAGAGAACGGTCTGGAAACTTATGATTTGTGTGTCTGTAAAATCCTAGCTTATGCGGAATCCATGTAGCAAACATAGGCATCATAAATTTAGCAGTAAACACTAACAGGATCGGAGCCATTATCAATCCTAACCATCCAAATAGTAATCCGTAAATTGCTACAACTAATGCACAACCATAGTAGCGTCTTGGGCCAGTGTAAACATTTTGTTGCATCCAATCATTGAACACAGGAACATCCTTGCTATACTCTGCAAGTTCTTCATTTGTAACTCGTTGATAATAAGGATTGTACTTTTGATCTAGTAAAGCAATAAACGGAAGTGTGTGCGGACTGTGACTGTCTTCTTCCGTGTCGCTGTGCTTATGGTGCATACGATGTGTTCCCGCACTTATACGCAACCATTCAGGAAATGTTCCCCAGCTAAGTGTGTAGACAATAAATCTACACACATGATTCATTACAGGGGAAAAAGTAAAGCAACCGTGTGACCAACCTCTATGAATCCAAATTGCATACACTACAACTAAAATGTGAAAGTGTATTGCGTAAGCAATTAGTATGTTAGACATTCTCTACTTCTAAAGTAATGCCTGCATTTGCAATTTGCTTAAATGCTTCGTTAAAGATATGCGGAGTAGTAGTGTTGATTAAGATTTCTTTATCACTAATACCCTTAAAGCCTGTGATGTAACCTTTCTTAACTCTGTGGTTGATGATTTGCATAATAGGTGTATATGCTAATTGTTTCCAATCATAGTCACCGTCGATTACTTTAATACGCAAGCCCGGCTTAGTTGCATCATACTTAGGAAGCAGTACACGAACATTCAAGTGTATGCGAGTTCTCGGACCCCAGTTTGAGGCAACATGAACTCGACTAGTATCCATATGCCAAAGTTGTCCGTCAACGGGCAAGTGATGTAGTTTGTTTGCTTCTAAGTCTACTAAGAACGAATACGGATTAGTTTGTATAGCAAGGTGTATTCTATCATCCGGGTCGCAATGTGCCGTGTAACTTTCTCCAGATTCTAATGCTAGTAACCTTGCTTGTCCAATTGGACCTAGGCTATCCAAAACTTCGCCAATCGGTGTATCTTTGTACACAGGATTCAATTCCCAAGGGTCGTTAAAAAACTCGCCCTTGCACAAGTTTAATTCCAATCGTTTAAATGGAATAAGCGAATTAACCTGATCTATGATAGGTTGGATAGAAAATTTTTGTGGTAGTTGTCTTAGCATTAAATATATTTATGGACCTTAACATTCACTACGATTCAAACTGGAAAAATGTAGCTATTAGCCTAAGCGGTGGCGCAGACTCTGCATTACTAGCCTACATGGTTTGTGTTCTAGCTAGTCAGCAAGACCACAATGTAACTATACATATCATCAACCATGTGCGCTGTTGGAAAACAAAACCGTGGCAGGAAGATGATGCTGATCACATTTTTCAATGGTTGTTCCAAAGATTCTATCATACTAAGTTTGTGCGCCACACTAACTTTATTGCACCCGAATTAGAGTATGGTAACATCGGTCCAAACTTAACAGACGAGTATGGTAAGAAAGTTAGTGGGGACAATATCCAACAACGAGCTTACGCAGAGTATATTTGCAACAAGTACAACATTGATGCTTACTACAACGGTGTTACACGCAATCCTAGGCAAGCTCAGTTTAATGGTATGCGTGAGCGTGATATTGAGCCCACTGAAGATAATAAGCATTTAGAAATCATGCAACACATGGGTCGTTGGGCAATACACCCTTTCCGCTTTATTGACAAATCTGCAATCGTTAAAGCATACTTAGATTTAGGCATTATGGATTTGTTTAATCGTACACGGAGTTGTGAAGGTACTTTTGAAGGTATCGATTATACAACATACAAGAAAGGACAGTATGTTCCTGTATGTGGAACTTGCTTCTGGTGTAAAGAACGCGAGTGGGCTCTTAACGCAAATGTGCCAACTCTGGAAACACTTGCTTAAAGTCTGTTCCTCGTTGCTTATCTAATGTAGCAATATACTCGCGGAAGTCAGGCAACAAATGTGTATGGTCTTCTGCATCCATCCAATCTAAGATACCCTTCCAGCGTTTCCATCCGTAAGGATTGTGCAACCAGAATTCGTCATCCTGTGTGTAGTTATCCCATAGCCATAACTCTAAATCAGCAAAGAGCTTACGAACTTCTGCCTTATCTTCTTTAGGTAGTACACGCAAACTTAACCATGTAGGAATCCATAACAAGTGTACTCCGCATATTCCGCCACCTGCTGTTTGCCCTGCGGCATTCTTATCAAAGTTTAACTTCTTAAAGCCACTAGTAAGTTTCCACTTAATAAAGTCGGGAATATGTTTGATGTTTAGTATTTGTACAGCAAGTGCAATGTTAGTTTGGATCTTATCACTTGTGTTTTCTAATCTCTTTAGGTTAGCTTCTACTTCAGCGAAGTTAGTAGGATAGCGTATGTAACCAACACGCTCGTGAAGCCCATCAAGGCTAACACCCACTTTAACTTTTTTAAAGTGTTCCCAGATTTCAATAATTTCATCATTAACTAATATTCCATTTGTGTTGTAACGCAAGCTGATTTTGTCAGCATAGCCACGACTAATAATTTCTTTCAAGAACATTTTGTGTTCTTTAATTAACAACGGTTCCCCACCTGCAAAATACAACTGCTTGATATTAGGAATTTGGTCATATACTTCTTCCCAGAACTTAGGGTTTTCATGCCAACTATTATTAAACTCTTTTTGGTCCCACGACATTTGTTTTTGTATCAATGGACTTTTTATTAAAGGAATAATCTTCTTATGTTCCGGAACCCACATACTACTATCGTGCGGGCTACACATTACACACTTTAAATTACAAGTGTGACCTAGACGCAAGTCTAAGTATTGTAACTTGTAAGGTACGGTGCCATCCTCTTCTGTTTCTTTTATAAGTTCAAGGATGTCTAACTTTTCTTCGTAATGCCATGTGCCTGTTTCCCAGATACGCTTACTACTGATACCTTGTTGTTCTTCTTCGTAGCATTTTAAACAACTAGCAGGAACTTCTCCAGCAAGCATAGTTCTACGAACTGACTTCATGTAATCGTTGTTAAATGCTTCAGTTGGTAAGTTATGTGCAAAGTTAGCAGGTTTGCCATCTTCCATTTTAACTAGGCCAACTGTATAGTCGCCACTGTCAGCTCCACTTGCGTTTGCTACACAACAAATACGCATATCACCGTTTGGACGAGTAGCCAAATGTATCCACGGCAACACACAGAAACTAGGTGAGCCTGTGAGGTCAGTAATTTGTTTTTGCCAATTGCCTAATTGTGTATCTTCTGGCTGTAGCCAAAATACTTTCTGTGTTTGTTCCATGAAATATTTAGCGGCATAATAGTAGCATATAAATATTTCATGAACCGTATAAAAATAGCCCCAGAATACTCTGCTGAATATTTAGAAGTGGATCGTCCACAACCTCTGTCTGATCGTAGGATTGAAAATGCTATACAAGATATTATGTATGGTAATATTGATACAGACATTAGTGATACTGTATATAGTAATTTTAAGCAAGAAGCTACACAATGGATATTTGACACACAACTAAACAAGTTGTCCGGTATGGACAAGTTTGATCGTGTTGATATTATAAATGGCTGTACTCAATTTATTGATAACATTTATATGCAAGGCCCGGTTCAAGTATTACGAAACGATTATCGATATCATGATCGATTAGGTTTAGCGTATGTTAAAGATGTGGGCTCGCTAATTCCAGACATTCCTTTAATTATAGCAATGCCGTTTCCTAGCATTGGTGCTCCACATCAAGATATGGAGGAAATACTCAATGAATGTTTGGCTAAAAAGATTGCCGTACATATTGACGGTGCTTGGATTAGTTGTTGCCGTGACATCACTTTTGACTTTAGTCATGACGCTATTAGATCCGTTGGCATCAGTCTTAGCAAAGGTCTTGGTCTCGGGTGGAATAGAATAGGGCTTCGTTGGAGTAGACAAGGCAAGCCAGATAGTGTTACAATAATGAATGACTTCCATATGAACAATCGTGCTTTGGCTATGGTAGGTTTGCATTTTGTAAGATGCTTTCCTAGCGATTATCTGTGGAATAGGTATAGTAAGATTTATTACCAAATTTGTAACGATTTTAATTTGACGCCTACTAACTCAATTTACCTTGCGCTAAAAGATGGACACCCTGTTGGGTTAAGTCCTTTGATAAGACATGTCGCAGAAAAGTAAAACATTCTGTATGCACCCATTCACTGGGTTAGCTACACGAGAAGACGGAGCCATTTGTGCTTGCTGTCGTAGTCACCCTGTTGGCTTTATACAAAAAGAAACACTAGAAGAGATTTGGAATAACGACATAATGAAGCGTATTCGTAAGTCAGTACTGACTAACATACGCCCACCAGAGTGCGAACCCTGCTTTAGCTTAGAAGATCAAGGCGTCGAGAGCTTGCGTATGCGT